TGGAGTTTATGATGAGTGAGTTCATCAAGTCACAGTCAGAGGTCAAGGCAAACCTCGTTCACCAGATCCGTTCCATCATTGATGGTGCTGAGGCTGAGAAGCGTGGCCTGACCGCTGAAGAAAACCAGACGATTGACCGCATCGAGTCGGCCATCGAAGATGCACAGCGTTCCATTGCCGTTGCTGAGCGCACTGAGGTTCGCCGCGCTGAGGCTGAGCAGGCTGCCGGTTCGTTCGTTCCTCAGATTGTTGAGGCTCGTTCTGAGGCTGACATTTTCCGCGCTATGGCTACGGGTGAGATTCGTTCGCACCTGTTCGAGAAGCGTGCAACGCTTGTCAACTCGACTGACACTGTGCCGGTTGATTTCTACAACCGTCTCTGGATGATTGCCCGCAAGGTTGGGCCGTTCCTTGATGTTGCTGATGTGATTGTTCGCAACTCGGGCAACGACCTGCGCCTGCCGGTTATGACTGCTTACAGCACCGCAACGGCTACCACCGCCGGTTCTGCTATTGCACAGTCTGAGCCAACCTTCAGCTCAATCCTGCTCTCGCCTGTCAAGGGTGCGTTCCTTTCGCTCATCACGAACGAACTGATCGCTGACGCTGGCTTTGACATTGTTGGCGCGATTGCCGAGCAGGCCGGAAACGCTATCGGAACTTACATCAACGGAACTGCGACCTCAACGGTTGTTGGCGCGGCAGGTTCGGGTGTTGCATCCGGTTCGGCTGTTCTCACGGGTGACGCACTGATTGACCTTGCATACAGCATTGACGGCGGTTACCGCCCGGCGGCTGGATACATGGCGGCAGGTTCAACGCTTGGTGCTATCCGCAAGCTGAAGGATTCGGCTGGAAACTACCTTTACACGGTGGGGCAGGGTGTTCCTGACACCTTCGCTGGTTTCCCGGTTTACGAGAACCCTTCGATGTCGGCTGTTGGTTCGGGTGTCAAGTCGGTTCTGTTTGGTGACTTCAAGGCTGTTGCGATCACGCACACGCCTGTTGATGTTGCTACGAGCACTGACGCTTACTTCAACCAGGATGTGACGGCGTACCGTACCAGCCTGCGTTTCGCTGCTGGTCTCAAGTCCAGCGGTGCTGTGAAGTACCTCACTACTTCCTAAGTGGCGTAAGAGAGTCCCCTGCCCGTTTGGGTGGGGGATTTTCTTTGCCTAAATATTGGTGAAAAAATCTTTGCAAATAAGTTGCTATTTGTAATACAAACTGTGCTAGATTTATCTTGTAAGCAAAACTCCTCGGAAGGGAAACAAAATGAACATCACTGAAAATGTCACAGTAGAACTCGAAGCAATCAACAAGCGCAACCGCTGGTTTCGCGTAGTTCACAACGACACCTGCATCGGCCTTTTGGCTTATGTCGGCCCCAACGCATCGACAGTTGAGTTTGAGTCGAACATGGGCAAGTATCGCCTTTATGTTGCCGAGTTCGCAGATCAGGCAATCCGCCAGATGATGACTGAAGAAGGCTTGCTCGTAAACGCATAATAAGCACTCAAGAGATTCCCTCACCTAACAAGGTGGGGGATTTTCTTTTGTGTAGGCTTGAGTCATGGGTAAGGAATACGAAAAAGTCAACGGCGCACTCGCGCTGGCATCAAACTCGCCGGGACTGCCAACAGGGTACGGCACACAAGGCGCACAGTTTTTGGAACGGTGTCTGCGTCACGGCATGAAAGTTGCCAGCTTCTCCAACTATGGACTCGAGGGCAACATTGAAACAGTCAAAGTGGGCAAGCATCAGATTCCGCACTACCCCAAAGGCTTTCACCCGTATTCGGCGGATGTTATCCCACAATGGTTTTCACACTTCGACAAAAGCACCAGCAACAAAACGGCGCTAATGACTTTGTACGATGTGTGGGTGTACGAGCAGTTGGCCGACTCGTTCAAGACTGATGGTGAACCAATCCCAATCATCAGTTGGACACCGCTCGATCATGTTTCGTTGCCACCAGCCGTGGCACAGTTTTTGCGCCGAGACAATGTGACCGCTGTGACGATGGCCCCACATGGGCAACGCCAGCTCGAACAGGCTGGCATCGAGTCTGTTTACATTCCGCACGCCATCGACTTGCACACCTACAAACCAACTGAGCGCATGAACCTTGTGGACATGACCGGGCGCGAATACATTTTAGGCAACCGGCAAGATGTTTTTTTGGTCGGCATGGTCAGTGCAAACAAAGCCAACGGCATGGTGCATCGCAAGAGTTTCAGTGAATCGTTCGCAGCGTTTTCTTTGTTCAGCAAAATCCATGATGACGCGGTTTTGTATGTTCACGCTGAGCCGGGCGCAATCATGGGCGGTTTCACTTTGCCTATGCTGGCTAAGGCCTACAACATCGAACCGGGCAAAATCATTTTTCCCGATCCGGTGCAACACCGTCTTGGGTACGATGACCGCGACATGGCGGCACTGTATTCGTCGTTTGATGTGTTGTTGCACCCGAGCATGGGGGAGGGTTTCGGTTTGACTGCGCTCGAGGCGCAAGCCTGTGGCACAAGGGTTATCACCTCATCGTGGGCGGCATCACCAGATTTGGCTTCGGAAGATTCGTGGCTGGTTGAGGGTCAACCGTGGTGGAATGAGCAGATGAAAGCGGTTTCACAAGTGCCGTTGATTCAATCCGTTTTCACGGCGTTACAAATGGCGTATGAGCAGGGTGGCGGTCACTCTGAGACGGCACGCGAGTTTGCTCAACAGTTTGACGCTGACCTAGTTTTTGCTGAGAAGTGGCTACCGTTTTTGAAAGGGTATTTTGCATGATTCCGTTGATTGGTGTGCCAACTTTGACCAGGCACGATTTGTGTGACCGAATGTTGTCGAGCATTGACTATCCGGTGCAAGATTTGATTGTGGTGGATAACAAGCCTGATGGGTGGGAACCGACCAAGCTCGCGCTGGTAGAACGGTTGCACCATATCCGGTTGCCTCAGAATCTTGGTGTGGCTGGTTCGTGGAATCTGATTATGAAGTGTTCGCCGTTTGCGCCGTCTTGGGTGATTGTGAATGATGACATTGTTTTTAGGCCGGGCGCACTCGAGACGATGGCTAACAGTTTGCGTTCTGATGCGTTGCAGTTTTTTGCGGTGCAACCTAAGTGGGCGGCGTTCGCTATTGGTGAGGATGTTGTCAAAAAGGTTGGGCTGTTTTCTGAGCTGTTTCATCCAGCGTATTTTGAAGATAACGACATGGAACGGCGCGTAATGGCTCAGGGCTTTGACATGGAGATGGTCAACGCGCTCGTGGATCACGACAACTCATCAACACTGAAGTCAGGTTTTGACATTCAGAATCACAAGAGCTTCAAAGTCAACAGTGAGACGCATCGGGCGCGCGAGGCAAATCAGGTGATGACTGGTGGCGAGTGGGATTTGACTTTGCGCCGCGAGCTGTCATGGGATTGACAACGGTCATCGCAACCGCGCCGGGGCGTGAGCATTGGGTTGCACAGTGTTTGGCAAGTCTTGACGGTGCTGACGCTTTGGTGGTTTCCCTCGAGGGCGGTTTTGAGCTGGGCAAACTGCAATGGGTTTATGAAAACACCACACTTGACCGTTGGCTTTTTTTGCAAGACTCGGCTGAGGTGTTGTCTAAGGGCTTTTGGGGCAGACTGGCAGAGTTTCCCGGCTCGGTTGCCCTGCTAGGTGACCCGAGCGTTTACGGGTCTTATATGGGCGTGTATGAGCGCAAGACTTTGGACAAGATGATTGGTTGGCCTGTTGTTGCCGACAAGATGAGTTCTATCGCTAACGAGATTATGTGGACTCGTGACTATTCTGACCGGGCTGGCGGCGTGCCGGTGTTGTTCCCTGAGTTGCGTGATTCTGAGGGCGTTCAGCGTGAACGGTTTGGGCGTAACAACTTGGTGCTTGAAAACGACTACTTTAGAAAGTGGAAAGGCACTTGGCGATGAAGGTTTTGACGATTGGCACTTTTGATTTGTTGCATCCCGGTCATGTTGCACTTCTTGAACGCTGTGTGGAGTTGGGTGGGGATCGGGCTCATGTTTCGGTTGGTGTAAACACTGACGATTTTATAAAACGCTATAAGGGCGAGTATCCGGTGATGAGTCTTGTGGAACGCCTTGAAATGTTGCGGGCTATCCGGTGGGTTGATGATGTGCTAATCAATAAGGGCAATGAGGATTGCAAAGTGTTGATTGATGAGGTGAAGCCTGACTTGCTGGTGGTCGGTTCTGACTGGTTGGGTAAAGACTATTTGAAGCAGACGGGGTTGACGCGCGAGTATTTGGAACGGCGCAATATCGCTTTAGTCTTTTTGCCTTATACGGTGGGGATAAGCACCACAGCGTTGAAGGCGCGCCTAAAATAGCCTCATGATTAGTAATGGCTATGCAACGCTTCAGCAGGTCAAAGACGCGCTTCGGATTACTGACGCGGTAGACGATAGCCTCATCGAGATGAGCATTGAGGCGGCTTCGCGCGAGATTGATTCTTACTGCCAGCGCGTGTTTTATCCGACTACGGCAACGCGCACTTACCGTTGTGACAGCAACTTTTTGCTCGAGATTGACGACCTTATTTCTTTGACTACGCTTAAGACAACGGCTCAGACGGCGTGGGATACAACTTGGGGCGCGGCTGACTACCAGCTCGAACCGACGAATGGCATTGTGGGCGGACTTACTCAGCCGTACACTCGTGTGCGGGCTATCGGCAATTTCACTTTTCCCATCATGCCTAATGTGACTGTGCAGATTGCTGGCCTGTTTGGGTGGTCGGCGGTGCCGGTTGATGTGCGCCTCGCTTGTGTCATTCTTTCTCAGCGTTTGTTTAAGCGTTTTGATAGCCCAACGGGCGTTTTGGGCATGGGAGATTTGGGAGTCATCCGCATTAGCCGTATTGACTCAGACATTCAGGCGTTGCTTGCGCCGTATCAAAAGGTGAGCGTAGCTTGAGCATCGCACTTATCCGCAAGGGGCTTGGCGATAACCTCGGCACTATTCGTGGGCTTCGAGTTGCGGAAACAATACCCGATCAGGTGAACCCACCTGTGGCGGTTATTTCGTTGCAAACGGTTGAATATGACGGCGCATTGCGTGGTGGCCTCACAACTTATAGCTTCATGGTGACCGTGATTGTTGGGCGCATTTCTGAGCGCACTGCACAGCGCACACTTGACGCATACATTTCGCCTGGCACTGGTTCTATCAAGACGGCGATTGAGTCTGAACGCTCGTTGGGCGGTTCTGCGTTTGATTGTCGTGTCGAGGGCATGAGCAATGTTGGCAGTGTCACAATAGGGGATATAACTTATTTGGCGGCAGATTTCACTGTCACCGTTTACGGAAACTAGGAGAAACAGAACATGCCTAAACAGGTCTTCACCAACTGTGTCGTAACCGTCAACGGTACTGACTTCAGTGACCACATCGCGGCCGTAACCATTGAGCAGTCGGCTGACGAAATCGAAACCACCGCTTTTGGTGCGACGGGTTGGCGCACGCGCACCGTTGGCCTGAAAGATGGTTCGGTCACGCTTGACTGGCACCAAGATTTCAGCTCTTCAGTTGACGCTACTCTCTCGAGCGCATGGGGTGCTGTCGGCACTGTTACGGTGATGCCGAATGGCACAGCCATTGGTGCCTCGAACCCTCGCTGGACTTGCCCTGTGGTTCTCAGCGGTTATTCGCCTGTTGCCGGTTCGGTTGGTGACCTGCTCACCTTCTCAACCACATGGGCTGCCGCTGGTGCGTTTGCACGCGCAACCGCGTAACACTATAAGATAGGGGCATGAACCCTATTGATCTTGAAATCATCTTCAGCGATGGTACTGCCAAAACGGTTAGTGCCATCGCTGTTGATTTGATGCGCTTTGAAGCTCACTTTGACATGAGCATTGCAGGCGTAGCTAAGCCTAAGCTGACGCACCTTTTCTTTCTGGCGTATTCGGTTGAGAAGCGCACAAAGAATACTGAGCTGGAGTTTGAGCCGTGGGTGGAAACCATCCAGCTTGTCAAAGAAGGCAACAGTTCAAAAAAATAGAACCTCTCGGGGCGTGGAGTTTGCATTGGACACTTGCACAGCTCTCACATGAATTCAAGATTTCGCCACGAGAGTTGATGGAACTTGAGCCTCGAATGTTGTGGACTATGCAACGGTATCTTGTCGCGGTGTCGCGCACTCGGGAACAGGGTGCTCAGTAGACTTGAGCCATGACGGTTCAGATGCGTGCTGAGGTGAACGCGCAAGATTTGGCGATGGTGGCGAAGATTTTGCGCCGCGTTGACAAAGAGTTGTTGAATGATTTGGGGCGTTCAATGCGCACCGGCATTGGTGGTACTGCCCGGAAAATTGCTGAGTCGGCTAACAGTAACGGTGCACCACTTTCGGGCATGACGAACCACAGGGGCGCAACACAGTGGGGAAATGTCAAGGCAACCATTTCCGCCCGACCTGGTAGGCAGCGTTTCGGTTGGGGCGATCTGGTGACAATCAATGTTGATGCCGGGCGTAATGCTCGCGGTATGTACATTTCAGAGTTTGCCGGTTCAAAAAATCCTAACGGTTCGCCTACTGATGCGCGTGGCCCGTGGTTTGTGGGGATGCTGAATATTCGTGTTCCCGGTTGGCAAAAGGGTGGGCGTTATGTTTACAAGGCGTTCATGCCGTTTAAGGATTCCATTTACAAGTTGGCTGAGTCACTTACTGAGAAGTGGCTTGACCGTGTGAACCAAGAATTGAGGTGACGGCGTGCCATTACGGATACCTATTGTTTCTAAGTTTGACAACACTGGTGTTAGAGACGCTTCGAATAGTCTTGACCGACTGAGCGGGTTTGCTAAGGGTGTTGGGGGCGTGCTTGCTGGCGCGTTTGCTGCGGCGAGCGCCGGGGCGGTTGTTTTTGCGGCATCGTCTTTGAGGGCGGCTGACGAGTCTTGGAAGGTAAGCAAGGGGCTTGAGCAGGCGGCAATTAACGCTGGCGTGTTTGGTTCGAGTGCGGCGGATATTGCTGTGGCCACGGGCGCGCTCGAGGATCACGCAAAGAAGCTTGCCGAGTTGACTGGTATTGATGACGAGGTTTTGTTGTCGATGGAGAAAACTTGGCTGGCTGTTCCTCAGTTGGCTCAGTTGGGTACTGACGGTATTGCGAATCTTGCGACGGTTGCGGCGGATGTGGCTGCCGGTACGGGGCGCGATATTGGGAGTATCGGCTCGGCTTTCGTCAAAATCGCCGGTGATGCCGAGACTGCCATGTCAAAACTTGTTCGCCAGGGTGTGGTGTTCAGTGATGAGCAGAAGGCCACCTATCAGGCGATGCTTGACACTAATGATGAGATTGGCGCGCAACAGTATCTCATTGACACGCTTGGTACTAAGTATTCGGGCATGGCTGAGGCGATGGCTTCACCGTTTGACCGGCTCAAAGTTATTTTTGAGAATCTGCAAGAGACTGTTGGAATGGCAATGTTGCCAGCGGTTGAGAAACTTGTGCCGGTGTTGGCAACTTTTGTGGAGTCCCTCACATCGTCACCAGCGTTTGCAACTTTCATTGAAGCTTTGACAATGGCATTTGGCACGCTTATTGATGTGATTGTGCCGTTGCTTGATCCGTTCATGGATTTGATTATGGTTTTGTTGCCACCGCTGTTGGACATTATCACCATGCTCGCGCCACTCGTCGGTCAGCTTGTTGCGGCGTTTGTTCCGTTGCTTGAGGGCATCCTGCCACCGCTGGTGAGCCTTATTGAAAAATTGTTGCCGCCACTGATGGATTTGCTGATGGCTATTTTCATTCCGCTTGTGCCGATTCTGGTGCGACTTGTTGAGGCGTTTGCGCCGTTGATTGAACGGATGTTGCCACCGCTGCTCAACATTATTACTGCGCTTGTTCCGATTGTGTTTGCACTCATTGACGCTTTCTTGCCGATTATTGAGGAAGTCGGCCCTGCGCTTATGGAAGTTTTTATTGCAATCATTGAGCCTTTGTCTGAGATGCTTGTTTCGTTGTTGCCTTTGGCTGTTCCGCTTATTCAGGGCTTTGGCGATATTTTGAAGTGGTTTGTTGACACCATGCTCAAACCGTTTATTGATGGCATTTCTAGGGCTGTCAGTTGGTTGGCAGAGCTGTTTGGGTATGACGGGCGCAGCCTCAGCGTAAATGGCAACATGAACTTTGCGACAGGTGCAGGCGTACCGGGTGTGAAGCTGGCTACGGGTGGTATTGTGATGCCCCGACCTGGTGGAACGCTTGCAACAATTGGTGAGGCTGGTCAGCCTGAAGCTGTGATTCCGTTAAATCGGTTGGGTTCGATGATGGGCGGAAAGGGTGGCGGTGCTGTTTACAACATCAACATTTCAACTTTGAAGGCTGACGCGTCTGTTGGTGAAATCATTGTGAACGCTATCAAGAGGTATGAGCGCACTTCGGGTGCAGTGTTTGTGGGGGCATAATGTCTGTTGCAACCACTGTTGAAGTTTCATTCCTTCTCACCACTGGTGACGCGCCATATTTTCGTGTTGGTGATCCGGTTCGAGGCGTGGTGGGTGGCGCAACCTATCGTGTGGCTGGCCCGATTTGGATTGATATTACTGAGTCGGTTGTGTCGGCTTCTGTGAAGCGTGGGCGCAACCGTGAGCTTGACAGGTTTTCTGCCGGTCAGTTGTCTGTGGTGTTGAACAATGAGACGCGTTTGTTTGATCCGTTGAACACTGCAAGCCCTTATGACGGCAACATTATTCCTCGGCGCGCGATCCGCATCATTACGGGTGGCATCGTGCAGTTTACGGGTGTTATTGAGGATTGGGATTTTGAGTATTCGACCTCGGGTGAGTCCAAAGCGTCTGTGAAAGCTGCTGACGCTTTTACTTTGTTTGCTCAACAGTCTGTGACTGCGGGAACTGCGACGGTACAAACGACAGGTGCGCGTGTTGACGCGGTTTTGTCTCAGCCTTCGGTGGGGTGGCCTGTGGCGGATCGCAGCATTGAGACTGGGGCGCAAACGCTCGGGGCGGATGTTTTTGAGGGCGGCGTGCTCGATTATCTAATTCAGGTTGAAGCGTCAGAGCAGGGGCAGTTGTTCATTGGCAAAAACGGTTTTGTCAACTTCATCAATGGGAACAAGACTATTGACTCGACTGGTGTTGTTGCATCGTTTTCAGATGATGGCACAGGCATTCCTTACTCGGCAACATCAGTGAATTATGGCACCGACTTGCTTTATAACCAGGTGGAGTCAATTTCGCCTGCTGGCACTGCTGTTGCAAACAACATTGTGTCTCAAGACAAGTATGGGATTGCTGCAACGAGCGTTGACACTTTGTTGAATACTTTTGTTGCCACGGAGAATCTTGCTCAATATTGGGTGAACAAGTATGCCGAGCCTGAATATCGTTTCGATTCGATTGTGGTTGTGCTTGACGGGTTGACGGGCGAGCAGTCTCTAAGTGTTTTGGCGATTGAGCTTGGCGATATTATTGACATTACTTTTACGCCTAACCAGATTGGCTCAGCTATTTTTCGTTATGGTCAGGTTATTTCTATCAACCATGATGTGAGGCCGGGAAGTCACCAAATCACTTTTGGTGTTTCTTCGTTGCAGTATTCGTTTCTTGTTTTGGATGATGTTGGTTTCGGTATTCTTGATGTAAACGCGCTTGGATTCTAAGGAGAAAAAATGGCAGGCTTGGGCAACAAAATATGGGCAACTGATGATGTTTTGACGGCTGTTGATTTGAACGGCTATTTGGCTGATCAGGTGACAATGGTGTTTGCTTCTGGCGCGGCTCGTACCGCTGGTATTGCGTCACCTTCTGAGGGAATGGTTACTTATCTTTCGGATTCAAATTCGTTGTGGCATTACTCGGGAACCGCTTGGGTGAACATTCCCACTGAGGCTGTTGGTACGGCTTTCTATGCGACTTCAGCTGGAACGGCGGCAACAGCTGGGACAGCAGTTAGCGCAAACAAAATTAGTAACCGGACTATTTTTGTTCAGGCTGGCACGCCAACAGCTTTGGCAACTGACGATCTTTGGTTTTATTAATGGCTACATCTAGCGGCAGTTTTAGTGGCCGCCCGGCGGTAACGCTTTATTTGGATTATTCTGAAACATCAACTAATCCTGGTGCGAACACTTCTGTGGTTAGTTGGACATTGCGCCTTGTTGGTAACAGCGCGTCTTTCGGACTAGATTTCGTTAGCACTTATTCGGTCAATATTGGCGGCACACCTTACAACGGTTTATGGAACTACGATTTTCGTTCTAATAACACTCCAACAATTGCAAGTAATACGACCACAATCACGCATAACGCTGATGGTTCTAAAACAATTTCTGTTTCGGCAAGTGCTACGGATAATGCAGGTAGCTTGGGTTCGGCTTCTTTGTCTGGAAGTCTTGCTTTGACGACATTTCCGAAGGGTCGTCGGTGGAATGGTTCGTCTTGGACTTTTTTGACTACCCGTCGCCGGTGGACTGGTTCGTCTTGGACAACTTTGACTATTGCAAAACGGTGGAATGGCACCGCTTGGGTTGACTTGTCTTAAGTAGACTGAACACGATTTAAGGAGAACTGATGGCTGGCTTGGGCAGAAAAGTGTTTTCACCTGGTGAGGTGTTGACGGCTACTAATGTGCAGAATTATTTGATGGATCAGGCTGTGCAGGTTTATGCGGGTACGGCTGCACGCGGGTCTGCTATTGGTTCGGCAACCACTGAAGGAATGGTTGCTTATCTTTCTAATGTGAACTCGGTGCAAATGGCTACGGGTACGGCAACATGGGTGAATGTTGATTCGTTGCCTATTGTTGCCGGTACTGCTACGCGTGACGCGCTGTATCCGTCACCTGTTGCTGGTAACACTGTGTTTCGTTCTGATACTGGTTTGCAAGAGTCATATTATGCGGCATATTCTACGGCTGTTCCGGGTGGGCGTGATTCTGCCGGTTGGTATTCAACAACGCGTGTTGACGGACTTATTCCGGTACAACCGACTTCTGTTGCTGTTGCTGGTGGTAGCGCGACAGTAAACGCATTGGGTCTTGTATCTTTTACAACAGCAACTTCTGTTAGTTTGAATGGAGTTTTTACTTCTGCTTACAACAGTTACAGAATGCTCATTAGAGTTCCAAACACTTCCGGTGGGGCCTCGTTAAGTTTTCGTTTCAGAAATGCTGGAACGGATAACACTTCAAACAACTATGTTCAAACTTGGTTTTATAACAGGTCAACTGGCACGACACAAACAAATAACGGCACTGGCACCGGGGCTGGTTTGCTTCAATGGAATGCTGCTGAGTCAAATACTTTTCTTATGTGGATTGGTGATGTAGTGAACCCCGCTGTCGTTGGCAGAAAGAGTTTGTTTGGCAAGGGTAACAGTGGCGACGCAACAACTTTTTTTGTGCTGGATAGCTCAATTATGTTCCAACTCAACACACTTTCTTTTGACGGTTTCACTATTTTCCCAACAGCTGGAAACATCACTGGCACGGTTCAAATTCTCGGATACAACCAATAGGAGTTACTGTGACTGAAATTATTGAAGTTCCCCTGACGCCTGAACAGATTGCGGATCGTGAAGCTTGGGCGGCTGGTGCATATCAACGCGAATATGATGCCGTGACTGTTGCAAGACAGTTCGCATATCAGCAAACTACTGACCCAATTTTTATGCAGTACCAGCGTGGTGAAGCGACTGAAAAGCAGTGGCTTGCCGCCGTTCAAGCCGTAAAAGATGCAAACCCATACCCCGTGCGAGCGTCGTGATGGCTGATGTAACCCTTCAAGATATTCTTGTTGCTATAGCCCGGTTCGAGACGAAGCAAGATGCCATGATGCAAAAACTTGAGGACTTGTCGCGCACGAGTGACCAGCATTGGAAACGGATCAACGAGATTGAAACGAAACTTGCGTTGCTTGAGCAACGGCAACCGCCACGCGTTCATCCAACTGTGTGGGTTGTTGCGGTGATTGCGGTTTTGGGTTTTGTTGCCAGCTTTGTCACTTTTGTAACTAACTAATTGAGAGGCTTTTGCTATGGCTATGACTAACCCTTTTGCTGGCTATCGTGTCAGTGATGATTGGGCGGCGCACCGTTCGCGCGGCTCGTTGGGCGGTGTCGATTTTGCAACACCTGTTGGCACACCTATTTATGCGCCTGTTGCGGGGTCGGTTCGTTTTGAGGCGGGCAACGGTTCGGGCGGATACATTATTAGCCTCGCACTTGCAGATTCTCCCGGCTATGTGATGCAGTTTTTGCATTGCTCAGGGTTCAACGGTTCTAACCGTTCGGTGAAGGCTGGCGAACTTTTGGGGTATACGGGCGGTGCGGCAGGCTCACCAGGCGCAGGATCATCGACAGGGCCTCATGTTCATGTTCACCTTGTTGACCCTAATGGGGTGCGTGAGGATGTGATGCCGTGGTTTGGCAACTCAGCACCTTCTGGCATTGCGGTTGATGGTGATTTTGGTTCACAGACGAAACGGGCGTTGCAAACCGCGTTGGGTGTTACTGCTGACGGCGATTTTGGCCCTAATAGTACGCGCGCTTTGCAGTCGTTTCTTGGTGTGACTGCTGACGGTTCGTGGGGGCCAGCTACGACACGGGCGTTGCAAGGCTTTTTGGGTGTGCCTGCTGATGGCAGTTTTGGCCCTCAGACTGTGCGTGCGTTGCAGGCTAGTTTGAATGGTGGAACTTTTAAGAAGGTTGTGCCAGCACCACCTAAGCCGCCTGTTCCGCCTGTTCCGCCTGTTCCGCCTAAGCCGGTTTTAAGTCCGGCGAAGCAAAAGAAGCTGGACATGTTGACGGCACGCAAGAAAGCTGCCGAGGCTCAGTTGAAGATTGAGCAAGACAAGTTGCCTGCACTGGTCAAGGTGCGTGACGAGTTGGTGCAGTCGGTCACGAAACTCACTGATGTTTTCAACAAGGCCAAGTTGGCGTTGGAAAAAGCCACCGCTGATGTGGTGAAAGCGCAGGCGGATTGTGTGACTGCTGAGACTGATGTTGCGTCGGCGCAAACTCGTGTTGTGTCGTTGCAGAAGGATGTTGTGCGTTTGTCTGACCAAATATCGAAAATCAAGTAAGGAGAAAAAATGAGTTGGTTGAAGTCTGTTTTTACTGAGCCGGTTCGCGCATGGATTTACCGTGTGCTGATTGCTGTGGGTGCTGTTGTTGGCGCGTATGGCCTGCTCGAGGCTAACGAGGTTGCGACCTGGTTGGG